TTTTTCAGGGTTGTGATTGTCACAACTCCACTTGCTGACATGCAAGTATCACACAGACACACAGAAAGGTTATAAAAATGGAAAACAACGGTTACAAAATTCGTTTTGATTTGCTAGCCATGGCCAAAGACATTCTCATGGAAGAATGGCATCGCAAATGCCAAGCAAATGAACAAGAATACTATCAACAAGTGGGCATTCAGGATCGAACACAAAGTAGTGTCATTGTGCCTTATCCCGAAATGCCGCCAGCGCCTGGTAGTAAAGATATCATTGGTTTGGCACAACAACTAAACGACTTTGTAAGTCGCAGGTAATAACAGGAAACAACATGGATTATAACTCAGTTGCGACGGCGTATCCTTCGCAAGAACAAATAGATCAAGGACTTAGAACTTATCTTTTGGGCATTTACAACAAGATGACCATGGCTCTTGCAGTAACAGGAGCTGTGGCATACTGGGCTAGTTCCGCACTGTTGCCCTTGATGCAATCGCCCATGTGGATTGTCATGGCATTACTGCCCTTGGCGTTCGTGTTGGTGTTGAGTTTTGGTATCAACAAGCTCAGTGTGCCTGTAGCCACAGCAGTATTTTACCTATTTGCTGTGGCCATGGGCGTGAGTTTGAGCACGATATTTGTGCTTTATACCACAGCTAGCATTGCCAAGGTGTTTTTTATATCAGCAGCAACATTTGGTGCAGCTAGCATTTATGGTTATACCACCAAGCGCGACTTGACAAGCATGGGCGGATTTTTAATCATGGGTGCTGTGGGCATTTTGATTGCTGGTATTGTGAACATATGGTTGCAAAGCAGCATGATGAGCTTTGTTATCAGTTGCATTGCTGTTTTGGTATTCACAGGTCTCACGGCTTTTGATACTCAAAAACTGCGAGAAGAATACCTAAGTCAAGGCGCAGTGTATGGTTTTGATAGTGCTGCCAAAAGCAGTATTTTTGGAGCCCTTGAACTGTATTTGAACTTCATTAATATTTTCGTTCACTTAATGAATCTCTTGGGTGAACGTAAATAAACTTGCCAGCTAGTTGGTAAACGAAACCTAGAGTCTTGCAAGACTCTAGGTTTTTTTGTATAGTCCTAGAGTCATGTCAGAAAACATCAAAAAACTTACCCCATATCAACACGTTAGACTGCGTACAACCGTTTATTACGGTAATACCAGTCCACACACGCAACCAGTTATAGATTACCAAGGTGCTGAACCTCATCTCCAAGACACAACTTGGGTGCCTGCGGTTTTTACTACATTTCGTGAAATAGTTGACAACGCACTTGATGAGGTAGTTGCTCACGGACATGGCAGCCGCATTGACATTACATATGATCCTCAAACACTGACTTTTTCAGTAGCTGACGACGGGCGTGGTATTCCCATTGATTGGGATCCTGAGCACAAATGTCACAAAGCCACACTGGCACTAAGCGAGCTTATGAGTGGCAGAAACTTTGATGAACGCACCAACACTGCTGGCATGAATGGCATTGGTGCTAGCGGTGTTAATTTTTGTAGCGAGTGGTTCCGGGTAGACATTACTCGGGACGGACAACGTTTTCAACAGAGTTTCAGTGAAGGAAATGAAATATTTGGTGATGCACTGCAAATAAGTGATCCCAAAATCACTCGCAAGCAAGGTCGAACTGGCACGCATGTAACTTGGAAACTCAGCAAACGAGTCTTTGCTTGCTGTGAACTGCCTTTGGATTTTGTGCGCAATCGTGTCTTGGAACTAGCAGCCGCCAATCCCGGTGTCAAGTTTAGTTTCAATGGCGATGCTGTGAAAATCAAAAACATTGAGCGAGGCTTGTTTGGAAATCGTGAAACCTTCAGCATTCTAGCTGAGAATGCTGCACAAGGGTTTCGCAGTCACTTTGTCATGGTTCCCAACTTTACTGCACAAGGTGATCATGCACACAGCATGGTCAACAACATACCGGTGTTTAATGGTGGCAGTCACATTGACAGTTTTCGCAAGCATTTTGTAAGTAACCTGTTGCAAGCTCTTGCTAGAGAAAGTCGGCGTAGAGGTTTGGTTCCCAACAGAAGCGATGTCTTGGAAAGTCTGTTAATTTACAATATCACTAGAATGAATCGACCAGACTTTGACAGCCAAAGCAAAACACGACTGATTAATGAAGAAGTTGATGCTTGGATTCGTGCTGCGTGTGAGGATGAAAAGACTTGGAAAAAAATCATTCGTGACAACAGCACATGGATCGACAGCATCTATGCTCGCTGTGCAGCAAGAACACAGAAAAAAGACGACGCAGATGTTGCCAAACTGGCACGTAAAGTGTTGCGCACCAAAGTGCCCAAGCTCATGGATGCCACTGGCAAAGATCGCACCAAGTGTATTTTGTTAATTACTGAAGGAGATTCGGCAGTAAGTTCAGTAAGTGCAGTGAGAAATCCCGAGATACATGGTGGATTGCCATTGCGCGGCAAGATTCTCAACGTGCGCGGTGAAAGCAGCAAAACAGTATTGGATAATGCCATTTTGCAAGACATCATGAGCTCGATTGGTTTAACCCTGGGACAACAGCCACGTCGTGAAGATCTGCGTTATGGACAAGTGTGGATCACTTGCGATGCTGACACAGATGGCGCCAACATCATGGCACTGTTGGTGAACTTTTTTCATGTTTATTGGCCCAGTTTGTTTGATCCTCAACTACCAGCATTTTTCCAAGTGTTTAGCACGCCATTTATCATACAAGAAGACAAAAAGAAAAATCGTCATTATTGGTATAGCGATGACTGGCAAAACTACCGACCTGAAGATTGGACAGGATGTCCCAAGCCTACTAGAGCCAAGGGCCTTGGCAGTTTGGAAGAGCAAGATTGGAGCAACAGTTTGAATAAACCTAGATTGATTGCTTTGCAAGATGACGGTAAACTAGCAGAACTTCTTGACTTGCTTTTTAACGACAAAAAAGCCGATCAACGCAAAGCTTGGATGAGCATTTAACATGAACACAACTACCAGTGATTTTATCAACACCAGCAGCAGAGAATATGCCATCTACACGGCGCAAAACCGTGCCATTCCCAGTGTGTGTGATGGACTAAAAGACGGACAACGCAAAATGCTGTGGCTCATGCGCACACGTCAGGAAAAAGTCAAAACCATTAGCTTGGCTGGCCAAGTAATTCAAGAAGGTCTTTTCCTACATGGTGACACATCAGCAGCTGAAACCATAAGTCGCTTGGCTGCGCCCTACCTCAACAATGTTCCTCTGCTAGAGGGTGTAGGCGCATTTGGCACACGAGTGGGTCCTGACAGTTGGGGTGCGCCACGTTATACCTACGTGAAACGTCATGCTGTGGCTCAAGCACTGCTATATCCTGATTTGGATCTAGTGCCCATGAAGCCCAACTATGATGGATCTGTTCTTGAGCCTGTGAACTTTCTGCCCTTGATTCCTCTAGTGCTATTGAACGGTGTAAGTGGCATTGCAGTGGGTTGGAGCACTGATATTTTGCCACACAGCTTGGACAGCCTGATTGATGCCACAGTGGCAGCTATTGACCAAAAGCCCTTGCCCAATCTTGTGCCCAGCTATGATTTTCTACAAGTTAAAGTTCGTGAACTGGGAAACAACAGTTATGAGTTTACTGGACAAGTGACTGTGGCTAGTGCAACCTTACTGAAAGTAACAGAACTACCACCCGATCTCAGCTTGGAAAAGTTTCGTGCTCGACTCAATCAAATGGAAGATGACGATCTCATTCACAGTTACACTGATCGCAGCACCAAGACCATTGACATTGAGATTCGCATGAAGCGTGGCAGCATGGACAACTGGACCACCGAGCAGGCAGTTAACTTTCTCAAACTGCGTAGCAAAAGCACACAGCGATTGGTGGTGTTGGATTTCAATAACACCAGCATTCGTCAGTTTGCTACTACATCAGAACTTGTACAGGCTTTTGTGGAATGGCGTTTGACTTGGTACACTAAAAGATATCAAAAACTGATTGAACAAACACAGCGAGAGTTAACTTGGTATCAAGCACTCAAGCTTTGTTACGATCAAAAACTGCCGGCATTTTTATCACAAGCTGCCAACAAGCAAGCTATTGTGGAACGGGTGCAAAAAATCACCCACAAGTTGCCTATTGAGGTGGAGCAAATTGATCGTATCACACAACTTCCCAGCTATCGATGGGCACAGGATCAATATCAAGACACTTTAGACAAAATCTCCGAGCAGGAAAAACTTCTTGCACAATATCAAGCACAACTGGCGAGTCCACAAGCACTGAGAAAACAATATCGTCAAGAAGTAACTGCACTGAAAAAACTCAAACTTGCTCGATAAATACTGCATGTTGACTCAAGAACTCTCAAGCCAACCGCCCAGCCGCGCAGCTGGTGTTTTAATTCATGCAGCAGACACAAATAGGTTTTTGTTTGTAAAACGCAGTGAATTTGTTAACTATCCAGGCACATGGAGTGTGCCTGGAGGACATAGTGAGCCTGGAGAAACTTCCTGGCAAACGGCAGCTAGAGAATGCCAAGAAGAAATAGGACATGATATATCAGCATGGCCGCATGTTAAAATTTGGCAACAACGTGTTTCATGGCCGCGCGGCCAATTCATGCTCTTGGCATGTTCAGTGGATTTGGAGTTTGATTGCAAGCCCAACTGGGAAATAAGTGAGTGGCGTTGGTGTGGAATAGACGAGGTTCCCCAACCGCAGCATCCCGGGCTAACAGCAGCCTTGAGCAACGACCAAGCTGCTGAAATTTTACAGCGTTTTCTCAAACAGCACCCACCTGTTGACAATCACATTGACAAAAGCTGAGATTGCCTGTAGGTTAAGGCATGACATACTTGCCCCAGCTTGTGAAAATCTCTGATGTTCAAGAACTACTGCAAGGCAGCCGTCGTGCTGTAATTGCAGCTAGTGGTGGAGCGGACAGTCAAATGCTTTTGCATTGGCTGGCTGCACATCGTGACAAGTTTTCCTGTGAGTTTTTAGTTGTGCATGTTAACCACAACATCAATGCGCAAAGTGCAAAATGGGCACAGCAAGTGCAACAGACATGTGATTATCTAGAACTGCCTTGTCATGTGGAAGTTTTACACCGCAGCCAACTACGAGGCAATCTTGAGCATGCTGCCCGCAAAGCTAGGTATCAAGCATTTTGTCAGCAAGATGCCGATTGTATTATCACAGCTCATCACGCCAACGATCAGATTGAAAACTTCATGTTGCGGATTTTCCGTGGCAGCGGCATTAAAGGGCTGAAAGCCATGAGCCCGTCAGCTAGCTGCTGGTTTGA